TTTCAGTCAGTGCGGCATCGAGAATTTCACCATGAGTCATACCATAGGTGTCATTGTTATTAACCCAATCCAGTATCAAGTATTTGATTTTTTCGTATTGTGTGCCAACGTACTGTAATGCACCAAAGAGATCGTACTTTTCTTTGCGCAGGAAAAATGCCGCGGGCGTTACTGGGGCCGAGTGTTGGACAATGATATCTCCATAATGACTAATGTCTCCCAGATCACGCAAGTTATTGGCACCATTAATAATACCATCAAATGCAATAATATTTTCGGCCAAACGATTGAAATGGTTTCTGACTGTTCCCAGAGTTATTGTGTTAGCATTTTCATTGAACGGATTGCTTTCCAGGCTATTGGGAATTTCGTAATATCCAATACCACTGGCCTCGTCGCTAATAATTTTAACCTGCACCATTGTGCCTGCAGATACTGTATTTGGTTTAAATGTAACTGTGGCTGGTGAATTAACTGTGACTATGTAATTGTCTGGGTCAATGAACTGGTTGTTTGCATATACTTTTATTCCAGGCACTGTGATATCAGTTCTGGGTGCAATATCCAGCAACAATGGTTTACCCTGATACTCGAATGTGAATACCTGGCGTTGCCAGTTACGGTCAACACTAGTTGTCCAACCAATTTTGTTTTCGTATTCTGTTCTGGATGAATATTTTCTTACAAATCCATCACTGACTTGTTTTTGAGTTCGTGTACTATTATTTGCATACACGAACGTGTCCGAATATTGATTGTTTTCAAATACAATATCACCCAGATTGTCGATGTTTAGATATGTTAGAGGAAAACCTAATACAGGATCATTTCTGCCTGATCCTTGCTTATAAGAAAATAATTTACTTCCGGTGAATGTGTTACTTGGGTAGGCTGCCATATCTCCAAAACTATACCCATTGCTATCAAAAACATCAAACAATGGAGCCTGGTTGGTCTGTGTCTTTTGTTGTGCTTCAATCCACGCAGTCCCGGTATACCTGAACATCTTCCCTTGTAAAGTATTACCGCTCAGACATAGCACAGTGTCGTCTGTAACAACTTGTGTATCGTCGGCCGGAACCAGGTTTATGATATTCCCATATTCTGTACTGAGATCATCAGGATCAACAATTTGTACAGTGTAGATTCGATTGCGCACAGATGCATTACTGTCGGCGGCAAAAATTATTCTGGTACCATTGATTAATTGATATCCATCAACAAAATATCCAGTACTTCCGTTAACGTTTGATAATGCATCTACCTGTGTTAAATCAATTATGTCCACAGGTTGTTTTGCTTGTGTGCCATGATTAAACAATCTTAATCCAGCATTAAATTCAATAATGGGGCGTTTGGCTTGCAGATCGCTATCAAAATTTGCGACACTGTTGTTGTATTCTGCGGTGGCTAGAATTACATCTCGATGGAACCAACGATTGTAGCGACTCCAGGCATTTGAGTCTGCTGAGTTTCTTTTGATTGTCAGATAATCAGGATCTAAAGGAGAATTAAAACTGCCATCAAATCCCAGCGTATCGAATGGTGATAAATCAAACAACTCTGAATCTGTGTTAACAAATGTTTCCGGGGTAACCAACTCTGAAACTGGAATCAATTCAATGCTGTGACCTACACCTTCTACAATGTATTCATTGTTTTGATAAAAACTGGGCTCAGTTACACTTGCAAATCTTATTTTTAATCCGTTGGTAAACACTACTCCATTTGGACTGGTATAGGTTTGTTTTCCAAGAATATCATCGACATTGATGACTGCATCAGATTCTGGATCTACCAGTTGAATAACACCGAAACGCAGAGGATTCACACCATCCTGATAGTATAAAATGTTATCAAGGGCAGTTAGTTGAGGAATTTTTTCAAAGAATCCAGATGCGTTTTTATAATACTGAACGTTGCTGTATTCTGCACCACTGCCAATCTTAAACTTATCATTAATATTAATATCACTAATTTTGACCAGTTTTATAAATGTACTGCCGTTTAGTTCTACATAAGTGATTCTGTATAATCCATACCTCTCATCTTGATCGGTAATGTATCTGGTGGGTTCAAATACAATTTCAGGATATGGAGCACCCTGATCAAATCTGGACGAATCATATGGAGTATAATCAACCCAACCCAGATCTTCGGGATCACCTGCCTGCGTATTCAAAAATACCAGCGTCTTGCCTTCAAGATCAGTAATACCATCAATGTTATCTACCAAAGAAACCAATCTGTTGTGAATGCTATCAAATCTGTCCATGGTAGCCAGATCTATTGTGCCAATATTATTAAGACCATAATAAAAATTTTGATCGGTTGATTTTGGAACATTAAACGTAACTGTGCCTACATCATCACCGTTATTGACTACGCCTAGTACATCACGGCTACTTAAATTAGGCGAAAAGTTAAGTGTGCCATCTGTGCCTGATTCTGATTGAATCCAGAATGGATTTCCTGGTTGATTAACATTAAATGTGTATGACCCACCTCTGACCAATGTAATAGTTGGGTTATCACCAACCAATCCACTTATACCATAATAACTTTCCTCAGTAGCAGATACATCAAAATCATCAATCAATGCAGCACTTCCAACATTCACATCAACTGCATCTGGGCCGGTAGGAATCCAATAATACTGGCTGTAATTGATGAATTTATCAAAATCAATATTTGGATCCCAGCTATACGTCTGACTGGCAAACAATCTGTCTGCACGAGATGTGTTTGCTCCTTTAACATCAAGAGCATCTAGCATGCCAACATATGTCATTGCATCTGTGACATTTCCATCATTGTCTTTGAATGCGACAGCTGGTTCAAATTGATAATTTGCACGCTGTAATGATGGTTCTAGAACATAACCATCGTTAAAGTTAGTACCAGGCCCGAATCTACGGCCAACGTAACCTTGTGTACGTTTTAGCTTTGGTTGTTGAATTAGCTGATCAAGGGTAGCACCAAGAAATTCCCGATTTGCATCGGTTTTGAAAATTTCAGGCAAAAAGTCAACTGATCTGATGCGTGCCATTTATTAAATTACTCCACTGTTACTGGTCAATCTTAACTGACTGGATGTCAGTGAATTAACCACTTGAACGTCATTTACGGTTGCTGCACTAACAAAAATTTCATTAGCCGCAGATTTGATTTCATATAAATTACCAAATTCTTTTGAGGTATCTTTTGGCAACAATATCACAGAGCCCAAGATTCCACCCAATTGTTCATGAATATATGCCGATAGTTCGGAAAAATAGAATGTTTCACCAAAGTCCCAGTTATCAATATTAAAGTATTGGTTAATTGTTTCGATAACACGACTTTTAATTTCGCTTGTGCTGACCACACTGTTTTCAAGTTTAACTACCTTGATAGTGGCTTGCAATGCGGTGTTTGCTTTGTCACCAAACAACGGTTTAAATTTAACACTATTGAACACCATGTTATCACTTACCATTTTGTAATCATTCAAGGATTCATATGATGTTGTTAATTCATCAATGGTGGGTACGTCTGGTTCAAGAACTGTTCCAGTGGTATCCTGAATATATCTTTGATAGTTAGCATAGTACTCTGAAGTAACCAAATATACATCAATAATATTGGTCGACCCTGGGTTAATTCTTCTGGAATCTGGACTGTTGTGTCTGTATTGATAAATTAATCCCCCGCGACCAGTGCGAACAATATAATCAGTGACTTGCGTTACTGTTCTGACATTAGCAGCAGTTACTGACAACTCAAAAAATTGCTGCTCAGTGGTGGCATAAAATACCTGTCCATCACTATATTCATATTTGGCAAGATTGATTGCATCTTGTGTCGGGTATACAGATACTACTGTTCCTTCTGCCAGCGGAACATACCGTTCCAGGTTATCAAAATCTATGGTTCTTTGGAAAAATGTTAGTTTTTGTGTCGGACTGACATCCGATGCCACAATCAAATCAAAAAAGTCTGGGTCATCTGGAACATTATCATTATCAGTATCTGACCAGCTGACTTCAACATTAAAGTCGTTTACAAATCCATCAGTTTCTACAGTTTGTCCTACGATGTCCAGAACTATATCACCAGCAAGTGGGATGTGCGTATCTGGCTGGTTGTTGGTTCTGAGTATTTTAATATAGTCATTGATTAGTTTACCAGTCTTTGGATCAAAAATCAGTTGATTGTCATCATAAAAAAATCTGGTTTGAACAATACTTGAGAAGAAGTATTTTAGCCCTCTGAATGTAACAGTATATGATGTGCCATCACTCGTAAACTTTGCTAGCCAACTAGAATCTAATCCTGTGCCGGACGTATCTTGTGCATATGTTTGTGCATACGAACCATTTTGGTTTAGATTGGATGATGTTATCAGATACCAGCTGTTGGTTGCATTATCGAATCCTATGCCAAAACTTCTGTACAATTCAATCTGAGCAATCATGGATTGCTCTAAACTTGTTGGTAAATCTGATGTAAAATCAGGTATCACAACAGATGCAATTGCGCCAGTTGGCACATAATTGTTTAATGTTACTGGACCCACACCGTTGCTATCATTCCCATTGCCGGCATTTGTGCCATCATTCAGTAGCTCTCGTATGCTTGCCCAGATATAAGTCTTATCACCAGGTTGACTGGCAGATCCAGTTTGTAATCTGTTGTTCTTATCAAAATATTGACCAGTGGGTGGTACAAATTTTATTAAACAGCGGGGGGTTAAATATTGTTTTGCTCCATCAAGAGCGGCACCAATTGCAATCGGAGAACCAATGTTGTTCTTAAAATATCCAGTGGTTTCATTCACAAGACTGGTACTGAATTGCCAGAACAAACCAGCTGATGTTAGGCTAAATCGATCAAAATTATCATAGTAAAACTGAAGCATACTTCTGGAAGCTAACTGTGGTTCAACATCGTTTCGAATAACATTTTCAATGTCATTGACATCCACAAAAGTAAATCCAATCGTGTCAGATGTTTGATCGCGATGGATCATCCCGTCGTCACCGAACGTATTGATACTGGAATATTTTCCAGTTGGATCAATCAAATCCAGATATCTGCTGGCACCGATGTTTGATCTGTTGACTGCCTTGCTCTTGATGATTGTGTTAAACTGAGCATAGGGAAAATTATTATAATCTTCGCCATTGACCATTCTGTTTTGCGTATAAAATCTGGCTGGTGCTCTGCGTTTGATATCAAGTAGTGCTTCTCTTGATCGACTGTTTGAAATATTTTCCTGTAATCCCAGCGTGAATGTTGCTGTTTCTAATCTGCCTTTGCGACTGACGTAAGTTAAGCCAACACTTACACTCTGAATTTCGTTGGGATTAATTACATATTCCAAACCATTACTACTGCGTACATAACTTCTGAATGTACCAACTGGTACCTCACTGAACACGCCATCACCAAAATTTAGTGTGATCTGATCTGAGTTTCTGGAATCCACACTGAAAAACTTTCTGCCATTAGCACTATTTTGGTTTTGATTTGTGTAGATATTATCTACTTGTGTCCAGGTTTCTGTTATGTCACCACTGGACGGGTTTATTTTGTATAACCAAATGTCATTATTATTAACACCATTGATATTGATATCAACTGTTCTGTTATCAATTTTTTCAGGTAAATTGAATTCTCTTGTCTGCAATGTGCCTTGCTTGAAATAGAAAAAATATCCAGTATTTGAACTACCAAATCCAAGACCATCATTACGATAAAGAATGTTTAAGTCGCCACCTGGTTGTGGTTGTGGTTCATAGATATAAGTTTTATCCACACTTGATCCACTGACAACCTCAAACGGCATGCTAACTCCATCCACAGTTGTTGTAAACGGAATAACTGGCAAAAATCCTGGTGCTAGGTTAATTGTGTATTCACTGGTAGCAATACCTAAAATATCCTGTGTATTTCCTGGTTTACCAACACTCTGACTATTCACCATAATAGCATTCAAAATCGTTCTGAACTGTTCTTGCCAATCGTTGTTAGTTCGGTCGTTCCATTTGACTGTTACGTTTGCTAGATTATTTCGATTATAGTCTAAAATGTTTTCAGTCGTGCTAATTGCGGTTACTTTTAGATATCCTCTGGCTGCTTGATTACGTTTTGGTGTATAACCAACCAATTTAGCTAGGTTAACTACACTATCGCGGCGCTCTGCTGTGTCTAAAAAGTTTTCACGACTGTTTAAATCTACACGGAACGAAAGGCTTTGTCCCATGAACGCCATGAGATCAAGCATTGCCACAAATTCACTTGACTCAACAAAATCATTGAAGTTTTCTGGGTAATACTGGCGTAGATAATCTACAAAAGTTTTTCTCAGTGTTTCGAAATTATAACTTTGAAAATCAGCTTCTCTATAATTTTGATAGATTCGTTTCCAATCTTCAATACCAAAAATTGTTGTTTGCCGTGAAGTTGTTGCCATATTATAAACTCTTGCTATTTAATAGCATTATTTATGGCATTAATAATGTGCGCAGTTTATACAACCTGCACTGTATTATCGTCTTGATCAAACATGAAATTGATAGTTTCTGGTGAAACGTTTGGGTTAATAATTATCACCAGTTCAAGATTTACTGTGTTATTTAGAGAAGATACAACAACATCAACTACTTCTACTCTGGGATCATAGGTCGTTATGCGTTGAATTTCAGCAGTTATTTGCCGTATTACTTCCGGTGTGTTGGCTTCAAATATAAAATTCCAGATTCTGGTACCAACATCAGGTTTACCAGGCAATTCACCTTCTCTGATAGACAGAATGTTTAACAAATCTCGTATTACCAGATCTCTGTCAGTAACTGTGAACTTTTTATATCGATTAACGGTGCTAAAGCCTTTGAATCTTGCCATTATACTATTGTTCCTGTATTACTATTTACTGTATGACAGATCCATTTTCCACCAGCATTTTCGCATTCTGATTGCGTGGGTGCTATCAGAGTTGGATCGCTACAGGAGCACACTGTAATGGGGTTATCAGTGTTGACATTATCATTGTTTACCAGGCCACTCAAACTTGGAAGTTGAAATGAAGCTGCGTTAACTATGCCGGTATAATTTGGCACCGGTACTTTGGGATTGTCAATAAGACCAATTACAGATGTGTCGACTCCAGTACGATTAACTGTTTGGGTAACTGCCGGTGGGGTATAAGTTACTGGGCCGCTGCTGCCTCCAAAAAGTCCACCAAGTCCTCCAAGAAGCCCACTAAACCCACCGAGAACATTACTTAATGCTCCAGAAACACTACCAATTAAATTTCCAGCGACATCACTAATGGCGCTAATGCCACCGATACTTCCAGCTAGTTCACTAATACTTCCACTAATACCGCCAACAACGTCAGATATTGCGCCGGTTGCATCATTCAATAACGTACCACCACTGGTAAACATTGATGTGAGTTTAGTATCCACAAAATCGACTGAAAATTGTGCGCCGCGGGCAATTGAATCCATGTTCAACGATTCATCTGCACTTAGCCCTTCACCAAGCACACTTCCGGAATCCCCTAATCCCAACCAATCTTTAGTTGGCCCGATACCATGATCGCCTACCACACTCGTGACGCTTGCTACTACATCTGGAGACTCAAGCCCGCTAATAATTTTATTTGATTGTAATGTGTTTAACCCTTGCCCGAGTATATCTGACTGCATAGACGTTTGTATGCTACTACTTCCCAATACGTCTGATGCTGCACCAATACCATCTTTTCCAGTCCAAACCGTGGGACTGTTTAACACATTGGATAATGCACCAGGATCATCTAAGAACCTATCAACTGTTCCTGGTTTAATGTATCCTGCATCTTCAAGCGCCTGTGGTTTTAAACCATACTTTCCTAATCCAGTAGTTGAACTAATAGTATTAACCATTTCATCAACAGACAGGGTGTTTGCACTAGCTACAGTTTTTGATTTCTGTGCTAATACTGTTCCAAGTTGATCGGTGCTCACTGATCCAACTGATTCAATAACACGATCTTGGTTAGCTAAGTCTGCAATATCTACGTTTAATATAGTCATTATTCTGGTCTAACTCCTATGGAGGAAATTTCATTTAATTTATTAATTACATTGTCACTTGGCGGAACTTCACCCGCACCATCATATTGAACGTTAGTTGATACACCTTTGTTGTGGTGTACATACGGTTCATGCGTTGGTGCCCGTGTTACGATGCTATCCAATAACCCTTCCCCACTGGACCATCCAGAATCCGAGTGTTTGGTATCTGGTAGCTTAGATCTGGCAGCATATACTGGTGGAGCACTGGGTAGACTTGGACCTGTGTTTAATAATACAAATGCACCATTGACCGCAGTTGGACCAGTTGCACTTAAACTTGCCGCAGTAGTTCCAGCTAATCCTAATGTTCCGTC